TGTAGCCAGCAGCAGCGAAGTACTTGCTGTTCATGTCCTGCAGGCCTTGGTTGACCACGAGGTTGTGGAAGGTGTCAGACCACTTCTCTTTGCCGTCTGCGCCCACGCAGGTAACGGTGAACACACCGCCCGCGCCAACGCGCTCACCGCCTACACGGTTTGTGATCAGGCCTGCTGTAACGCTGTCGGCTGCTTTGCTGTGTTCCATGATGTGTCCTTATGAGATTCGCACAATCGCACTGTTGGCGTCGGCAGTTGGGAAGATGATTTGGAAGGTGTCGTTGCTCACGGTCTTGTCAGCGCCGAAGTCGAGAACAGCCACGGACTTGTTGCCCTCTGTGCTGTTGTAGATCAACGCGCCCCGGGCTGTGAAGGTTGAGCTTGTCCAAGAGGTGTTGGCAAAGCTGAAGTAGGCCGTGGGCACGTTGGCGCTGTTGTTTGCAGCCACAGGTGTGGTCGTAATGACCAGTGTGTTGCCGCCAGCCACGTAACCCGTACCAACGACTTCGCCCGATGTCGTGTAAACAGCAGTGGAGCCGTCCAGATTGGCGGCAGCGGTGTACAGCGCGATCTTGAACGTGTCGGGCGATGTGGGTCCAAAGTTGTGGATGCCCTGCGGCAGCTCCACCTTGAACGATGTGGTTGCGGTTTGCGCGATTGTCATGACACTTTGATCCTTGTCTGACCGTCACGGTATGTGTCGGTGCGTTGTTTGCCGTCACCCAAGTTCTTAAGCAGAGCAATCGCTTGCATGTACATGTCTTGGTACAGCTTCACCATGTCGGCCTCGCCCTTCATGAAGCGGATGGCCTCAACCAGTGCGCCGTTGAGCAAAGCGGAATCGAAGTTTTCGCCCAGCCACGTCTCACCTGCGGTCACAATTGATTCCGGCATGTAGTAGTAATGCAGCTCAGCCGCATACGTGGCGTCTGGAGTTGGCCCCAAGATGAACGTCAGCTCATTCACGTCGTTCGACTGAGGGCCGAAGATGGCGTAGTGCTTGGGCTTGCCGGTGGTAGCCGGATTGGGGTACGCCTGACGGATGAAGTTCACATCCTTGTCCAGCAAGAACTCGTAGTTCCCGCCTGCAGCCGGGTAGATGGCCAACGAGTACACCGACAGAAAATCATTCGGAGCAGCCAGATACTTGTTGTTCGCAGTCAACGCGCCAGTGACGTTCTTGCGCAAGTTGGCCAACTGCACCGTGTTGTAGATTTTCTGTTCCGCCTGCTGCGTGAACATGGCGTACTGCTCCTCTGTGAACTCGTTTTCACAGATGTCAGCAATGTTGATCTTCAGCTCGGCGTAGTTCATGCTTTATGCCATCGGGCCTCGGGCCATCGTGCCTTTTGTGGCGCAGCCAGTACCACGGATTTTGATGCCGCTGGTCTTGGTGCCCATGCCATCAGGCTTGTTGCTGAACGCGCCCACACTCATGTTTACCGTGTCCACGCGGCTGTGATTCGGCTCTTTGCCGGGGTTGGTGGAGGCCTTTACAGACTTGCCGTCCATGGTGTGCGGCTTGGCGTAGACGCTGGCTTGGCCAACCTCTTTGCCCATCATCTTTTGACTGAATTTGGCCATGTCATTTCCCCTTGGGTGCAGACGATGTACGCTGGTTCATGACCTTGGCCATGCCGCGTCCAAGCTGCTTCATCTGCAGATTGGTTTTGCCGCCCTTGGCCAGCTTGGTCGGCTTCATGCCCGGGTGCATGTTTGCCTCGTGTTTGCCCACTGCTTTTTTCGCGTCCATGTCAGACTCCTTTACGATACCGATATTGTCACTGTGCCGATCTGCACAGTCAACGCCAATGTGTTGGGTGTCAAGAGCGTATCAAACGACCTTGATCCGCCCACCGGGTTCCATCCCCACTGAATGTCCCGAGAGCCGCCAGACAGGTTGCCGTCGTCATTCAGGCCAGATGTCACGTAGGTGGTGTCCCTGCGTGGGTTTCTCAGCGCCTGCGGGTCATCCACAGGGAAGGTGCCAAGCATCAACTGAGGCTGATCAGGGTCCCAACACTCCGGGCACACCAGCAACTCGTACTTGCGCTGCTTGATGATTTCCGTCTTGAGCTGCTTAAGCTTGAATTGCTGACCACAGCGGTCGCACATGGCAATCGCTTTGTGGCCTGCTGCAAACCGGTTGGACATCAGTAGCCACCGTTTCCAATGCGTGTCGCACGAGGAACAAACCTGACTGCAGCCTTCTCGCGGTCTTCGGTCGAGGCCAAATCCCATGCTTCGTCGTACTGAGCCTTGAGCACCTGAAGGCGGTTCAAGCCATCGGGAACCTTTAAGGCGAGGTGATAAGCCAGTCCGGCTACCATGGCCTCATAAAAACGGAATGGCACGTCCATGGTGTTTACACCTGTGCCAGCATCGTCTAAACGACGCATGCGCCAGTACACGAACACGTAGGGCTGCGAGTTGTCGGGGATGGGCCAGACATTGATACGGGGCGTCTCAAGACGCTCAATCCAAACCTGAATGGGTCGGGCTTGCTGCAGCTTGTTGGGAATTGTTGCGTAGGTAGAGACGCTGATCCGGGTAATGGTCAGGTCTGCCTGCGTGGATGCGTTGCCAGCCCCGGTGCGGATCACATGCTCCAAGAGGTCTACCGTGTCTGCAGGAAGATCGTATGTGCCTTGACCGGGCACCAGATTGATGGAGCCCTGCTCAAAAGTCCACATGTTGATGCCACGGTTCGCCCAGTTGGCAAACATTAAATCCAGCGACCTGCGGGCCGTGCGCAAGTCATAACCCGTCCTCAACTCAGAACCTACGCGCTCATACGCCTCCTCGACCAATTCGGTAAGGTCCATGTTGAACGCTGTGGTGCCTGATGTGGTCATCGGAAGCTCGCTGTCTTTTTGGCAATGGTCTTGGGCTGGGCCACAAACTGTTTGCCCGCCGCCTTACCAGCACGCTTGGCTTTTGTGGTGGCCGCATACTCTGCGGGGCTGAGCGATTTTATCGCCTTCTCCGGCAGGTAGCGCTCCCCCGTTTTAGACGACGGCTTGCCGCTTTTGGTGCGCCACTTCTGGTCGCCCCAGTCTTTGAGGGATTGCTGGGGCGCTTTCATGTCAGTCCCTGTACCCGCCGCCAGCGGCCTTGTACTTCTTGGCCACGAGCTGGGCCTTGCGGGCCGACCATTGGCCTGCCCCGGTGCCCTGCGTCGCAGCAGACTTGACTTGGCTCACAATCCTTTTGCGCAGCTCGGGCTTGGTGTAGTTGCCAGCCGCGTTGACCTTGCCGCCTTCAGCGTACTGCGTAAAGTCGGTGTCATCCCGGCGAGCTTTACGCTTACCTTTGGGCATCTTGGAGGGGGAGATGGCCCCCATCCCACGGCTGGCCAACATATCAGCAGGTCCTGCCGCCCATGGTCATCTTGACCATCTTGCCTTTGGTGTGGCCCTTGGTCACACAGCCATCGGCACGAGTCACGCCACCCTTGGCATATGCCTTTGGCTTTTTTGGCTTTGGCGCAGAGCCCCCATCGATGTCTCGGGGAGGAGGAAGACCGGAGTCCTCTGTGTAAACGCCATCTTCAAGACCACGGGGTCTTTTCTTTTTCATCATCTCGTCCATGTCAGCTCCTTAACGCATTTTGCAGCGTGTTTTACCTTTGGTTGCGATACCGTCTGCGCGTTTTGATGCGCTAGACACCATGCCGCCAGAAGCCATTTTCTTGACTGGTGACTTGACCTTCCCGCCACGCTTAAAGTCATCGGCCATGCCCTTGGGGCCAGACATCCAAGCATTTGGATTCAAAGTCTTGTCTGCACGCTGTCTTGCTGCAACGGCTTTTTCTGCGGCAGAAGATGAGTAATTTTGAAGCTCATCAGCCAGATTTCGCTCGATACCCTCTTCCACATCTCGTTTAAGATTGGCTCGTTTTTTGGCTCCAGCTTGCGCAGCTTTGCGGGCGTCAAGTAGTTTTTTGCCCTTATAGATTGCGCCAGCAGCACCGCCAGCCGCCCCGGATGCCATCAAAATGTTTTTAATGTTGCGCTCTGTATCAGACATTGGCTCAACTGAATTGCCCGTAGGGGCTGTTGGGTACCCGGTATCTGGAATAGCATTGGCACCGGTTTTTCCAACAGTCGTCCTTGGAGGACCTTCGCCTTTGATGCCTCGGCTATTTTTGGCCTCAAGGTCACGCGGGTCTTGGGGGCGTGTACCTCGACCCATCGGGGCCTCACGGTCACGAGGATTGCCGGAAACGGGTGCGCTTGTCTTTGCTGCCTGAACGTTTACACGCGGCTTACTAGCCGGTTTGGGTCGATCTGGTTTTGTATCGTTTACTTCGCCAGAGCCTGCCTCATAAAACGCGCCTGAATTATCTTGGCTGCTTTGCGGCAT